AATAACGTCACTAACCACGTGATTCCGCTCCGCCAATCAGGTACTGGTACGTGCATTTCCTGGGCTGGGCTTACCGCTGCATATAACTAGCTGCACTTCCGAATGGCTGAGTTTTCCACGCCCGTCCGCAGCGGTGAAGCCACGGACGGGATTCAGCGCGTCCCGAGGGCGGGAGCCGAAGGTGAGTTTACACACCGAAGTCTAGGGGCAATTCGGGCTCGGGACTGGCCGGGCTATGGGCAAGTGTCTTAAAAAAGCATGTTTTTTTGTGGCAGGCACTACCGAAAGAAGAGGCTACTGCCACTGCGATACGTGCCGGGTTGCACCGAAAAAACCTCCTGCTATGAGCTGGCGTCCTCCGGCACACAATGCCGAAGGACAGGAGGGACTCTGGTACAGATCTGTGTGTCAGAGTCATGGTGCTTTTTGTGGTTGCGGTGATTTTGTGGGCCATCTTAACCGCCTTGCTGAGCGTCTTGGAAGGCCTCAACCTCCTAGACCACCTGGCGGCCCACCGGGCCCTGCAATAAGGGTGCTTCCTGCACTACCACCGGCCGAAGGCAGTCCTAGAAGACACAACAGAACCGAGAATCAGCCATGTGGTGGTGGAGACGCAGATTTTGGAGACCAAAGAGACGCTGGAGATGGAGGCGCCGCCGCAGACGACCTCTCGCCCGCAGACGTCGAAGACCTGCTCGACTGGCTAGACGCCCCAGAGTAAGGAGACGCCGCTTTCAGTGGGGGAGGCCGCGTAGATATAGACCAAGACGAAGGCGCAGGAGACGAAAGAGACAAAAAATTAAGCTTAAACAGTGGAATCCCGCAGTAACTAAATTCTGCAGAATTATTGGATATTACCCTTTAATAATATGCGGTGAAGGCACCACTGTAAGAAACTACAACGTACATAGCCAGGACTATGTCCAATATGAAAGCTATGGAGGAGGCATGACCACCACTATGTTTAACCTAAAAGTTCCGTACGAACAGTTTCAACTGCACCAGAACTTCTGGACGCGATCCAACATAGACCTAGACTTAGTAAGATACCACAGTGTTAAATTTACCTTCTTTAGACACCCTAAAGTAGACTTTATAGTAAAGTTTAACAGGAACCCTCCATTCACAGACTCTGTACTAACAGGTCCTATGTTACATCCCGGGGTGCTAATGAACAGCAAAAGAAAAATACTAATTCCAAGCTGGGAAACTAGACCCCGAGGTAAAAAGAGAATACCTGTAAGAATAGGACCACCTAGACTATTTACAGATCACTGGTACTTTCAAAGAGACTTCTGTGGTGTGCCCCTTCTAACTGTCAACGCAACCGCATGCAACTTGCGGTATCCGTTCGGCTCACCACAAACGAAAAACATTTGCATATACTTCCTTGTTCTTGCATCAATCTATAACGACAAAGTGAGCATTGCCAAAGATGAAGTTACAAAAAATTACGATACACTTGTTGACGCCATTAAAAAGTCCCCACAAGGTTTAACAGTATTTAACACATTTAAAACACAAGAACACATGCAAGAACCGTCTTCAGAAACCTGTAAAGAAACTCAAAAAACTAATCCACCGTTTAAATATGAAAACTTATCTTCCTTATGGGGAGATAAAATTTATAAAGAAAGTACATTTAATAGCTTTAAAACAAATGCAGAGAACTTATGGAAGGCAAGAAGTAAACACACACTGCTAGGTTCAAAGGAACTAAACTTTAAAACAGGTATGTACTCTGCCATATTTTTAACAAACGGTAGACTAAGCCCTGACTATCCTGGAATATATATAGAAGTAGTGTACAACCCACTACTAGGACAAGGAGAAGGTAACATGATATGGCTAGAGTGGTGCCCAAAAAAAACCAAACAGTACAATGAAAGGCAGTGCTACAACCTAATACAACACGTTCCACTATGGGCAGCCATACATGGCTACATGGACTTTTGCAAAAAGACATTTAAAGACAATAATTTAGATAAAAACACCAGAGTGGTACTCATCTGCCCTTATACCAGACCACAACTATATAACCCACAGAAACCAGACTGGGGATACGTACCTTACGACTATAACTTTGCTCAAACCAAAATGCCAGACGGAAACGGGTACATTCCTGAGTTCTATAGATTTAGGTGGTACCCTAGCGGATTCCACCAACAAAACTGGATGAATGACTTGGACCAGTGCGGGCCTTTTTCACACAGAGGGGAAGAAAAAATGGCAACACTAACTTCTAAATACAACTTTAAATTTACCTGGGGTGGTAATCCTATATTTCAACAGACTGTCAAAGACCCCTGTAAACAATCCACCTTTGACATCCCCGGTGCCGGTGGAATCCCTCGTCCAATACAAATTGTCAACCCGAAGTACCTCGACCCGGGCATCACGTTCCACCGATGGGACCTCAGACGTGGCTTCTTTGGGCCGGCAGCTGTTAAAAGAATGCAAGCAGAATCAACAGATGCTCTCTTTCCTACAACAGGTCCAAAACGCCCAAGAACAGAGGTCCCCGTGGCCGTTGCAGGAGACGCCTTACCTTCCAGGGAGAGAAAACGCCAAGCCTGGCAAGACTCGACCTCGGAAGAAACCGAGAGCGAAGCAGAAGCCCAAGAAGAGAAGACGCTACAGGAGCAGCTCCAACAGCAGCTCAAAGAGCAACGACAGCTCAGATGCGGAATCCAGTACATGTTCCAGCAATTAACAAAAACGCAGCTTCACCTCCACGTCCCTCCTATCCCTCAATAAGCCCCAAAGCCTTACTGTTCCCAGAACGCTTACCACAAATGTGGACAAAGCAAGACTGGGAAACAGAACAGCAAGCCGCGGCGGTCTGGGACAGACCAATGCGCAACAATCTCACCGACCCTCCTTTCTATCCCTGGATGCCCCGCTACCGCGTAAGCTTACGTCTTGGTTTCAACCCACAATAAAAATTCAAGGCCGTGGGAGTTCCACTTGTCGGTGTCTGCTTCTTAAGGTCACCAAGCACTCCGAGCGCCAGCGAGGAGTGCGACCCTAGGTGGGTACTCAACTTCTTCGGAGCCGCGCGCTACGCCTTCGGCTGCGCGCGGCACCTCAGACCCCCGCTCGTGCTGACACGCTTGCGCGTGTCAGACCACTTCGGGCTCGCGGGGGTCGAGAAATTTGCTAAACAGACTCCGAGTTGCCATTTGACACTGGAGATGTGAATCAGTAACGAAAGTGAGTGGGGCCAGACTTCGCCATAAGGCCTTTATCTTCTTGCCATTTGTCAGTGTAGGGGGTCGCCATAGGCTTCGGGCTCCATTTTAGGCCTTCCGGACTACCAAAATGGCCGTCTCAGTGACGTCACAGGCGCCATTTTAAGTAAGCATGGCGGGCGGCGACGTCACATGTCAAAGGTCACCGCACTTCCGTGCTTGCACAAAATGGCCGCCAATTACTTCCGGGGTCAAAGGTTGCTGCTACGTCATCGAGACACGTGGTGCCAGCAGCTGTAAACCCGGAAGTCGCTGACACACGTGTCTTGTCACGTGGGTGCTGCGTCACAGCCGCCATTTTGTTTTACAAAATGGCCGACTTCCTTCCTCTTTTTTAAAAATTAACCGTCGGCGGCGGCGCGCGCGCTGCGCGCGCGCGCCGGGGGGGTCCGCCCCCCCCCGCGCATGCGCGGGGCCCCCCCCCGCGGGGGGCTCCGCCCCCCGGCCCCCCCCG